CTATTACTACTAACCAAGATCTATTATTACAAAGCAACGGCACAGGCAGTATTGTAATAGACAATATTAGAATTTCAGGATCTACTATAGAGAACACTGTAAATGACGGCGTGTTTACCTTTGATAGTTCGGGCTCTGGCTATTGGAAATTTGCAGGTACTAAAGGTGTTGTTATTCCTGTAGGAACAAACAGCGAAAGACCTGGGATTGCTAATGCTGAAGCAGGTATGCTTCGCTATAACTCAGAAGATGAAAGAACTGAAATTTTTGATGGAACAAACTGGACAAACGTTGCAGGTAGTTCTAGTGGTATTAGTAGAAACGATGCTGAAGCAATCGCATTGGAATATGTATTAGTGTTAGGATAAAAATATGGCAACTACGTTTAGAACAAAAATTGTAAAAGATGTTGGTACAAAAAAATTAGAAGTATTTACTACACCACCAGGAACCAATGCAACTATTATTGGCATGAACTTGGCAAATACTTCAGAGTTTGCAGTACAAGCAAGTATATTAATTAAAGACGATACAAGTATAGAAGCATACTATATTAAAGATGTAATGATACCTTCAGGATCATCATTTAAAGCTATGATCGGTGGCGAAAAAATTATTGTTCCTACCGATTATGCAATACTTGTACAATCAGATATCGACGATAGTGTTGATGTAATAACAAGTTATGTGGACATAACATAAGGAGTAGAAGATGACACAGTACGCAGGTAATGATGCAAGATTTGTAACAGACCAAATAGACGGTAGATTTTTCTACGCATTACGTAGAACGGATCAAGGCGAACTATTTTTTACAAAAATTGACCAAATGGATCCAGACGCAGTGATTCAAATAAACAAGCCAGGTGATCCTAGTAATAACTGGAATGAATTTGAGCAAGGAATTGATTTCTTTGAAGGACGTGATCAAAATCATGAAATTGTATTTGAAAACCTAATATATGAACAAATGCGTTGGGACAATAGAAACATTAATTATTACATTAATGACGAAGGCGAGTTTGTAATGCGTATGAATAAACCATATGTATATCCTACAGATATTAGTTCTGATGGATTAACAGATTACAATCCAAACTTTTATGCTATTACTGTAGCTAATAATAAGTTTAACATTAATGGTATCGTAACACCTACGCTAAATCTATACGAAGGACAAACATATACATTTGGTCAAAGTGATGTGTCAAATGCTACTCATCCGCTAAGAATTAGTACAACACTAGATGGAACACATAATGGCGGTGTAGAATATACAGACGGAGTAACAATTTTCGGACAGCCCGGCGTTGAAGGTAGTTATGTAAAATTCAAAGTACCTGTAAATGCTCCAACTTTGTATTATTACTGCAAAAATCATCCGGGCATGGGCGGACAAATAAATACACTTACATAAAGATTAATTAGGAAAAACAATGGCAGAATTTAGAATTGATAGAATTAGATTTAACTGGAAAGGCCCGTGGTCTGCTAGTCAAGTCTATATCAAAGATGATGTTGTACAATATGGTGGTAAGGTATTTGTTGCCTTAATAAATCATACAGCAAGTGCTGACTTCAACACTGACTTAGATTATCTTTTAGCAGGAGAGTCTACACCCAAGTGGGAACAAATGTTAGACGGAATAATTTGGACAGGTGACTGGCAACCAAGTAATTTTTATAAAGTTAATGATATTGTAAAGTATAGAGGTTATATCTATACCTGTATTACAAGTCATACTAGTGCAAGCGATTTAGATAGTGGCCTTGAAGCAGATGGTAGCCGTTGGTCTGTTTGGGCCAAAGGTCCTAATTATCTTGCAAGTTGGACAGCATTGTCGATTTATAAAATAAATGACATTGTAAAATATGGTGGAAACATTTATATCTGTATAGAAAATCATACAAGTGATACAGTAGTAAATGGTTTAGAAGCTGATCAGTCTAAATGGCAAATTTATAACAGAAGTGACAAATGGAGAGGTGCATGGACAGTTAACACTAGATATGTTTCAGATGACATTGTACGCTTTGGTGGAAATGTATATCGTTGTGTTATTGGGCACACAAGTAACGACAATATTAGAGAAGGGGTTGGTAGCGATTTAGGAGATGACTCTACCGTAGCAAAATGGGAACTAGTTGTTGAAGGTATTGAGTTTATGGGCAATTGGTCGGGATCACAATGGTACAGAACTAATGATATTGTACGCTACGGACCAAATTTATATCGTGCAAGAACTGGCATGAGTGGTAGTGATAAGTTTGACGATCAAGCAGGTTGGGAACTTTGGCTTCCAGGATTTGGGTTTGAAGGCGAATGGCTTCCAAACGAAGTTTATCAACCAGGTGACGTTGTTACATATGGCGGATATTCTTATGTTGCACTAACTATTAACCAAGGAGCAAATCCAAGTGCATTTGGATTTGAACAAGACGGTGACGGTGCGAACTGGGAAATTATTACAACAGGTTATGATTTTAAAGGTGAATGGGATATAACAGTACCTTATGCTCCTGGTAGTGTAGTAAGAAAAGGCGGATATTTGTATGAAGCACTTGCTAACCTATTACCAATTGAAGCATGGGAGCCAGGTGATCCAGACAACGACACTAGTGCAAAATGGAGATTAATTAATACAGGTGTAAACTGGTTAGGTGAGTGGAGAGAAGCAACAGAAGATGATAGTACGTTTATTGAATACTATCCAGGAAACGTTGTAGTTGACGAAAGTCAAACATATATTTGTAAAACACAACATTTTTCAAACATATTTGAAGCAAGACCAAAAGAAGATACAAGAATTGGCGGCGGCGGCAATCAATACTGGGAAGTTTACGGCGGACGAAATGAAAGTTCAGCACAAAATAACGTTATGCGTTATCGAGGTGATCTAAGAACATACAATGTAACAGATGACGGAAGTACTGCTGGACCAGCTAGATTAGCAATTGGGCCAGCCGGTAGTGTCGTTAAAGTTGACGAAGATAGAACATTATTTTATGAAAACTTAGATGAAATTGTAAAAGTTTATTATGTATCTCCTGACGGCGAAGACATTCCAACTAATGGAAGAAACAAAGCAACTCCTTGGAAAACAATACGTTTTGCTTTACAATATTTACAAGGTAATCTAAACGAACGTGTTCCTGCTACAGTTTTTGTTGCTACAGGTGTATACAAAGAAAAGTTACCGATGATTATTCCGCGAGACACTGCGGTTGTTGGCGACGAACTTCGTAGTACAGTAATTATGCCCGCAGACGGATATGAACAATCTGATATGTTCCGTTTCCATAACGGTAGTGGATTAAGAAACTGTACACTACAAGGACTAACAGGACAGTTAACAGCACCTAATTCAAACTTAACAAGTCGTACAACAGCAGGAGCATACGCATCACTTGATCCTGCTACAAGTCCAGAAGACTCTTATGCATGGATTACTACTAAATCTCCATACGTACAAAACGTTACTACATTTGGTACAGGATGTATTGGTATGAAAGTTGATGGCGACTTGCATAACGGTGGTAACAAATCTATGGTTGCTAACGACTTTACACAAATTTTAAGTGACGGTATTGGGTATTGGGCAAACGGTGAAGGTAAATCAGAACTTGTTTCTGTGTTTACTTACTATTGTCATATTGGATACTTAACAACAGAAGGCGGAAAAGTACGTGCTCTAAATGGTAACAATTCGTACGGTGATTACGGATGTGTTGCAGAAGGGTTTGATAACGAGGAAGTTGCAATTACTGGAACAGTAAACAACAGAAGTAAACCAGCTCAAATTTATCAAACATATACAAATAAAGATAAGATTTTTGGTGTTGCATTTGAACAAGCAGGTGAAGAATATACTAGTGCAACGCTCTCTATTTCAGGTAACGGACAAAACTTTTCAGGTGCATTTACAGAATTTAGAAATGGCGCAGTAAAAGAAATTTTTGCAACTGAAGAAGATTCAAACTTTATTGGTGGTAGTAACTATACGTTCAAAGCAAATAAAGCACAAATTGGTACAACTACTTCTATTACACTTTCTGGTGCAGACGATACAACAAATGCAAACGATTACATTGGCATGAGAATTTTTATCTACGATGGTAGAGGATCTGGACAATATGCTAAGATTGCTAGTTTTAACACAGTAAACAAGGTTGCAACTGTTGTAAAAGAAAGTAACGGAGAACCAGGATGGGAACATGTTACTGGCCGTCCAATTGAACCAGGACTAAATGATACTACTAGATATTATATTGAGCCTAGAGTAGATATCACACCACCTAATTATGTTACACAGGGATTAAACTTTGGTAACGTAGCAGTATGGTCTGATATTACTAAAGGAACTTATAATGGTCAAGATTTAGTTGTTGCAACGGCTCCGGACGGAACAACCGCGATTAGCCAAGATGGAACTACTTTTACATCATCTACTCAAACTGCTGGCGGATTAGTTGCTATTGCAAATGGAAATATTGTGTTACTAGATACTCTTACACCAAATCTTGTATATTCAACAGATGGGGGGAGCAATTTTAGTAATGGCACTTATAGTATAACAGGTACTGTAACTGATTTAACAGGCCAACCCGATGGTAATACTGTACTTGGTACAATTACAGATACTAGCGGAAGTGCCGACTTACTAAGAAGTACTGATGCTGGACAAAGTTGGTCAACTTCGAGTATGCCTTCTACGCAATACTGGAGTTGTGTTGCATACGGTGACGGAGTTTGGGTAGCACTATCTGGAAATGATTCTAATCAAAGTAACGTTGCTGCCTATTCTACAAATGGCGGCTCTACTTGGACAGCAACAACATTGCCATCATCAAGTGCATGGTCACATGTAACATGGGGTAAAGACAGGTTCGTTGCTGTAACAGCAAAAACAGATAGCTCTGTAGCACAAACAGCAGTAAGTTATGACGGTATTACTTGGTACGGAGGTAGTATGGAGCCAGGCGAATGGGAAGGTGTAAGTTATACACAGGGCTCGTTTGCCGCAGTTAAAGGCGACACAGGATCAGAAAGTGATGTTGTTGCATTTAGTAGAGACGGGTTCCACTGGACATCAAAATTACTACCAACACCTGCAGAACACAGAGGCGGAATTGTTGGATTAGGTGACGGCGATTGGCTAATTCCTACAGCAAATGATGCTAATGGAGTTAAAATTACATATGGTACCCCTGCCCTTGCAAGAGCAATCGTAGGAAATGGTAGAATTGGAACATTCTTAATACACGACACTGGTGGTAATTATCTAAGTAGTCCTACAGTTTTTGTTTACGATACAAAAAATGTATCAGATGTAACAACAGATGCTAAACTAGGCAACGGTGTCTTGTGCCAACCTAAGATTACAAACTTTGGATCTGGATATTTTAGATCTACAGCAAGTGTTACAAACGGTGACGGTTATGCTGACATTTTACAAATTGCAGATGAATTAATTCTTGAAAATGTAAGTAGATTGCCAGGACCTGGAGACAATATTAATATCGAATCTATTACAGGTGTAACATACTTTGTTGTTAAAATTCTTGAACAATCTGGCGTATCTGGAGCATACAATTTAAGACTTCAAATTAGTCCAAATCTTGGAAGAGCTGAAGCTCCTGTACACGGAGAACAAATTGTAATTAGACAAAAGTATAGCCAGATACGTCTAACAGGACATGACTTCCTAGATATCGGTACTGGTAACTTTAGCGATACAAACTATCCTGGGCTTTATGTATTTGGATACAATCCTGATGCTGACCAAGAACCAAAACAGTTTAACGAAGTAAGTCAGTTTAATGGCGGGCGTGTGTTCTACACATCAACTGACCAAGACGGTAACTTCCGAGTTGGCGAATTGTTTGAAGTTGAACAGGCAACAGGTACAATTAGTATTAATGCCGCGTTCTTTGAATTAGATGGTTTGGAAGAACTAAGACTAGGTGGTGTTGTACTTGGAGGTACTGGTGCTGTTATTAGAGAATTTAGTACAGATCCTACATTTGCGGCAAATAGTAATAATATTGTTCCGACGCAAAAAGCAGTTGCGGCGTATGTACAATCAAGAGTTTCGTCAGGCGGCTCCGATATTAAAGTTAACAGATTAAATGCTGGTAATATCTCGTTTGAAGGGGACAAAATATTCAAAGTATTAGGCGGGTCAGCCGATGTTCAAGTTGTAATGAACATGAAAGAAAATGTTATGGGCGACATGGCGGCACAAGCATACTTTGCATCAGGAGGTTCATTTGCACCTGGCGGAGCGCCTGGTGATTTTGAATAAGGATAAATATAAAATAATACTGGAGTTAACCAATGGCAGAATTTAAACTAGGTAGAATCAGATTTGTTTGGAAAGATCAATGGTCTGAAAGTACCACTTATTACAAGGATGATGTTATCCGTTACGGCGGTAGAACATTTATTTGTGTTGTAGGACACATTAGTCAAACAGACTTTATGTTAGACTTAAATGACTCTACACCCAAGTGGCAACAATTTGCAGACGGACAAACATGGAGAGGTGATTGGGCTCCGCAAACAGTTTATAAAATTAATGATATTGTAAAATATGGTGGACAACTTTATATTGCTAATACAGGACATATTTCAGATAACGATGCCATTGGAGGTCTTGAAAGCAATTTAGGTGACGACAGTACTTCAGCGTATTGGGATTTATTTGGCGAAGGCTTTGATTATAAAGGCGACTGGGCAACTAGCACACGTTACAAAGTTAACGACATTGTAAAATACGGATCAAGAGTTTATATCTGTACTGTTTATCATGTAAGTACAGGCACAGTAGCCCTTGGGTTAGAAAAAGATCAATCAAAATGGGACGTTATTAGTGACGGCTTTGATTGGAAAACAGACTGGACTGTTAATACACGTTATAGAGTCGGCGATCTTGTAAAATATGGCGGACAAGTTTATAGCTGTAATACTGGACACACTTCAGCGGCGACAACAACAATTGGTTTAGAAGCTGATCAGTCTAAATGGGATTATTTCCACAAAGGTATTGAATACAAAGGTCAGTGGACTAGCGGCACAAGATATAAAGTTAATGATGTTGTAAAAGACTCAGGAACTATGTGGATTTGTACTACATATCATACTTCTAGTGTATCAGTAAACTTAACACCAGATGAAGCAAATTGGGCTGTGTTTATTCCTGGACTAGAATTTGAAGATACTTGGGGACCATACTCTGAGTATCAAGTTGGTGATGTTGTAACATATGGTGGTTACACTTATGTTGCAAAAACAAACAATAGCGAAAAGAAACCTGCAGAATCACCAAATGATTGGGACGTATTCATTACAGGATTTAACCTAAGAGGCGAATGGGGCGAAGACTCTGCTAGCCAAGACTATAGAACTGGTGATGTTGTAACACTTGGCGGATATACATATCTAGCAAAGGCTAATTCAAATGGCATTCAACCGCCAAACACTACATACTGGGACAAGCTAAATGAAGGATTTAACTTCAGAGCGGCATGGGCAGACGGTACTGCCTATGTATTAGGCGATGTTGTTACATATGGTGTTAACGCTTATGTTTGTGTTGATGCACATACAGCAGACGAAACTGTTGCTCTAAACAGACCAGACCAAGATGTAGACGGAAGCGAATGGAATTTCTTCAGCGGCGGCGCTGAAGCAGGTAACCTAACAACCGCAGGTGATATTGTTTACTACGGAGGGTCAGGACCAACACGTTTACCGGTTGGTAAGCCAGGACAAATCCTAAAAGTTAACGATGCAGGAGACGCTCCAGAGTGGACATACTTTGGACAAATCAACCATGTATACTACGTTGACACAGAGAATGGCGTCGACGAAAGACCTCCTAAGCGAGGTATTACACTTGACCGTCCATACAAGACTGTACGTTATGCGGCAGAATGGATCGAAAAAGGTGCATCAAACCATGAAGATGCATATCTAATGCAAGTCAACAGAGCATTTATGCAAGCAGAAGTTGTTGAATGGGTTGATTATCAAATTGCAAACGTAATTGCTCCATTCTCAGGATCGTTTACATATGATAAAGAAAAATGTCGTAGAGATACAGGTATTATTATTGATGCTATTGTATGGGATATTAGCCATGGTGGTAATATTCGTTCAAGAAACGCCGCATTAGAATATTTTACAACAGGCGGATTGAGCTATATTAGCGGACAAGAAGATGAAACTGTAGCGGCAATTAATTATCTTGAAACAATTATTGCTGATGTATTAGATAAAGCTGATCCAGCGGCAAACTATCAAACATTGAATGGTGTTGGCTCTCCTATTACACAAGTTAAGCCTACAGATTATGAAACAACTTCGGGTATTACAACAACAATTGGTAACTTAATTGATATTATTACCGATGCAATTACAGCAGGAAACACAAACGGAATTCCAGCACAACTAAAAGCAAACAAAACAATTTTTGTTAAAACTGGAGAATATTCAGAAATACTTCCAATCAGAGTTCCAGAAGACACTGCGGTTGTTGGCGACGAATTGCGTTCAACAAGAATTAGACCAGCAGGTGCAGTTGTAGATGTTACTGATGTACCATACAGTTTAGCGGCAGTTGGACACTTAAGAGATATTGTGGAAGATGTTATTACAAACACAACTATCACAAAGTCTACAGGTAATACAGAAACACAGGTAACAACAAGACCTGCAGGTAGTGCTGGTAACGCACTCGGCAGAGACAGAGTTAAAGATCGTGCCGATGTAATGATTGACATTTTAGATAATGCAGGAACTACTCCTGCAATTTATTGGTCAGATCCAGGAGTTGATCCAAACAAGCGTTATGCTCGTGAGCAACTACAAACTAACAGAACATTTATTATCAGCGAACTTATTTCTTGGATCGGAACGAACTATCCAGGACTAACATATGACCAAACGAAATGTGAAAGAGATACAGGTTATATTATTGATGCTGTAAGTCATGATGTACAGTACGGTGGTAACTATGCAACTAGAATTGTTGCAAAATCTTACTTTGATCCAGATGGAGCAAGTTATTTGCCATCAGGCCAAAGAACAGAAACTGCGGCGGCTTACGGACAATTAGCAACTATTTTAAGTTCAATTGTACAAGAAACATATGCAGGACAAGATACCTCTGGTACAGCGGCTTCTGCTACTGAAGGAACTGAAGTTAGTACACTTGCAGGATATGTACAGACTGTTGTATCAGACAACGATCTTGATAACTTGCCAGCAGAAAGTTTACCAAGTGTAACTTGGACTTCAAGTGCAATGCAAAGTTCGTATGCAGACATTATTAGTGCAAAAACAGAAATTCAAAATCATACTGTACACTATGTGAAAGCAAATAACGAGTTCACGTTTAACGAAACATTGTGTTCTAGAGATACAGGATATATTGTAGAAGCATTGGCATTGGATATGGCATTTAATACAAACTACAACTCTGTAGTTTCAGGACGTTCATATTTTAGAGGAACATTATCTGCTAACGTAGTTATTAATGATCAGTTAGATGCAACAATTGGTGCAATTAGACATATTAAAGCAAAAACTTCACTTATTGCCGCAGACGGCGCGGCAGCAGAAGCATTTGAACTACTAGATATGTTAGGTTATCAAATTGATGGTAAAACATCAGCATCGGGCGCAAGTTTACCAGCAATGTGTGGTACTGTAACACCTGAAACTGCAACTACGCATACATATGCAGTAGAAGTTCTTGAACAAAACAAAGATTTCTTAGTAGCAGAAGTACATGCTTACATCGCAGATACATATCCTAGTCATACATATGACTTAGCGGCATGTGCAAGAGACGTGAGAGAATATATTGATGCACTAAAATATGATTTGATTTACACAGGTAACTACGCAACAAATATGGCTGGATTGATTTATTCAAACGCAGTTCTAGGATCAGGAAAATCAGACATGTTCTATTTGCGTAATGGTACTGGTTTGCGTAATTGTACAACTAAAGATCTTAGTGGACAACTTAGCGCGGCAAATGCATACGGTACAAAACGTCCAGATGCAGGCGCTTATGTATCACTTGATCCGGGCTTTGGTCCTTATGATACAAAAGTTCATATTACGAATAAATCTCCATACGTACAAAACGTGTCAACATTTGGAGATGGTTGTGTAGGTATGAAAGTTGATGGTGATTTACACGCATCAGGTAACGACTCGATTGTTGCAAACGACTTTACACAAATCTTAAGTGATGGTATTGGTATGTGGATCACAAATCTAGGACGTTCAGAACTTGTTTCTGTGTTTACATACTACTGTCATATTGGTTATCTAGCAGAAAATGGCGGTAAGATTCGTGGTACAAATGGTAACAACTCTTACGGTGATTTTGGATCAGTTGCTGAAGGCATCGACGAAACAGAAACACCAGTATTAGGTAAAGTAGACAACCAACAACTTGAAGCACAAATTGCTTATGTACAAACAGACGGCTCACAGGAAATTCTACAACTTGAATATCTAAACGCCGGGGTACATTATACAAATGCAAGCGATGCTATTATAACTATTACAAACGTAAGCAATAACGATTCAAATCGTATTGAAGGAACATACAAAGGAATCACCGGCACATCATCAGGTAGCGGAACAGGACAATCTTTTGACGTTGAAGTTAGTGCAGTCGGCGGATGTACTGTTACAGTCATTAAAGGCGGTAGCGGCCATTTAGTAAACGATACTATTACAATCAGTGACGCAGACTTAGGTGGCGGCGGCGGTGCCAACCTAACATTCGATGTACAAACAATTGGTGAAGCAACACGCTATACTCTAAGCGGTGAAGGGTTCGGAGCCACAGTTAGCGGAGTAACAATTAGAAACGGCGGCGTATTCGAAGTACAACTTGAAGAAGATTCAACAGTTTACGGTGGTGATGGATATGTTACAGCGGCATCCAATGCACAGGCGGGTAATACTACACAAATTTCATTAGCGGCTACTGATGTTCAACCAACTGGTTCTTATAATGGTATGATGATTTACCTAGTAAGTGGTCTCGGAGCAGGACAATATGCTGTAATTGATACGTTTGATGCGTCAACAAAAATTGCAACAGTTGTAAAAGAATCAGACGGATCTCCAGGTTGGGAACACATTACAGGAAATGCAATTGAATCAACACTAGATGCAACAAGTGCTTATGATATTACTCCAAGAGTTATATTTACTCCACCTACAAGTGGTATTAGAGCAAGAGGTAGAGCAAGAGTTGCAGATGAAAAGGTTGTTGAAATTAAAATTATTGAACCAGGTTCAGGATATAGCCCAAGCAATCCTCCACAAATGACAATCGTGGATCCAAATGCAACTATTCTTGTTCCACATATTGTACGTGTCGGCGACGGAGTACTTGGACAACCTACGTTCTCAAATAGAGGTACAGGATTTGTTACTGCAAGTGCAGACGTTGTTGGTGATGGATATGCAGATATTAGACAGTTGGGCACTAAACTACGTGTAGATAACCTAGATGCTATTCCGCAAAAAGGTTCAAACGTTGAATTTGCAAGTTTGCCAAATAGATGGTTTAAACTTGTTAGTGTAACTAACTTATTAGGTGCAGGACCTTACAGTGCATTACTACAAATCAGCCCAGGCCTTGAAGCAGATGAACGTCCACCACATGATGACGTTATAACTATTAGACGTAGATATTCTCAGGTGCGACTAACAGGTCATGACTTCTTAGATATTGGTACTGGAGGCTTCCAGAATACTAACTATCCAGATGATCCACTTACTGACCCAGATCCGTCCAAAGAAACAAACGACTACGGCGGCGGACGAGTATTCTATACTTCAACTGACCAAGACGGTAACTTCCGAGTTGGTGGTCTGTTTAACGTTGAACAGGCAACAGGTATTGCTACACTTAACGTTGAAGCGTTTAATATCTCAGGATTGAACGAACTACAACTAGGTAGTGTGGCACTTGGAGGTGCAGGAGCAGTTATTACAGAATTCAGTACAGATGGTACATTTAGTGCTGACTCAGATAGTATTGTTCCAACACAAAAAGCTATCAAAACTTACATCACATCACAAATTGGTGGTGGTGTTGCTACATTGAACGTTAACAGTGTAACAGCAGGTGTAGTTGAAATCACCGGGGATCAAATTTCTACAACATCCGGTGGTAAGCTAAATATAGAAAGTAGAATGAACTTTAAAGGTGGCATAGACGGTGCGCCAGTAGCACTACAGATGTTCCTATTAAACTAATGGAGAATAGAAAATGGCAACAGGAAGACTAGGCGCAAGTGATTTAACAAGTGGTACTAATACCACATTATACACATGTCCAGCAGATACATATGCTGTAGCAAGTATTAACTTGTGCAACCGAGGTAACCAAGCGGTAGCTGTAAGAATTGCAGTAGCAAGTGCAGATACACCGACCGCAGGAGAGTATATTGAATATGACGTTGAAATACTGTCAAAAGGTGTACTTGAAAGAACAGGCATTGTGCTTGCCGCAGGACAAAAAATAGTTTGTTACCCATCGGGTGCAAACGTAGCGGCTGTTACAATGGGCATTGAGACTTCAACAGCATAAATACATAGGAGAAGGAAAAAACCATGGGAAGATATATTACAACAACTGGTACTGCTGGTGTTACTACAAGACAAATTAGTGGTAACTACTCATGCGCAGTTAATGATAGATTGCTAGTAGATACTAGCGGCTCTGCCATTACAATCACATTACCAGCAAATGCAAGTTTGCTTGTAGACGACACAATCCAGATTATTGATATTGCAAATAATGCGGCAAATAATAACATTACTGTTTCTCGTAACGGAAGTGAAATTAATAATGCGGCAGACAATCTAACCATCGACGTTAGTGGCGCTATTGTAACTTTAATTTACACAGGCGCAACTTACGGTTGGGTAGTTGGTGCAGTATAATAATTTGAAAACTGTCTTTATAACAGGGGAAAGAAATGGCATCATTAGAAACAATACTTAGGGCAAAAAACCCAGAACGCGGAGAGAATAATCTCGAATCTGGAAGAATTTATAGTTTTGCCGAAGGTAACACATATACAAAATTTTGTAGATGTATTTGTTGGTGTCCGCCTGCCACAGGATCTGTAACCATTGAAATGTGGGGCGCTGGTGGATCTGGTGCCAAAATGTGTTGCTGTGGTAACGGAGTACCAGGAAATTCAGGCTCGTACACAAGACGAGATATTACAATGGGTACAAGCAACTATGTGTATGGGTGTGTAGGCTTTGCTTGCGGCAACTCAAACTCACTTTGCTTTAGAGGTTGTTCAGAGCCCACTATGCTTTGTTGGTTTAGCACTACAACAAACGGTTGTATGTGTGCTAGAGGCGGCAAAGGTGGAGTAAGTTATTGCTCAACAGGTACAAGTATGTACTGTTGTTTTAGAGCAGGCGGCTTTTGTCACACTAACACAGGACCAAACTGCGGTACAATTTGTAACCAGTGTTCAGGACAGTGGGACGCTATAGCATATGGCGGTGACATAAACAGATGCGGAAACATCGGATGTATGGGGTTCCATGGTTGTTATCCTCAATGTATCTGTTTGTTTAGACAGTTTATTCCATTCCCCCCAGGTATGATTTCAGAATGCGGTGGTATTACATCGTTCGGCATGGACGACTATAATGCACACGCAGACTGGTCAGGTCAAGGACAGTTAGAAGCTGTTGCGGCTATTAATGGTGCAGGTAAACACCCAGGCGGCGGCATTCCACATAAAAGGTGTTGGAGAAGTGACAAGAGTTGCGGATGCTATAACACCAACGGTTGCCAAAGTGTTTTACCATACGGTGTAGGAGGTCCAGGACCTCAACCTTGTCCTGGAGTTAGAGACCATGCTACAAGAGGTGGTATGGGCGCAATTAGAATTAGATATGTGGAAAGTTAAGGAGAAAAGTAAATGGCAAAATTAACAGCAATTTTACAATCAAGAGCTCCTGAATCAATTGAGGAAAATCTTGAAAAAGGTAAAATATTTGCTTATTCAACTATTTCTACATATAGTTCTTATCCAGGGTGTTTTTGTTGGATTTCACCAGGAACAGGTACTGTAGAAATTGAAACAATTGGCGCAGGCGGCAGTGGTTCAAGAATGTGTTGCTGTTCTGCTACAATCTCTGGCAACTCAGGATCTTATGCAAAGAAAACAATTAGTATAGCATCAGGTTGCTGGATTTGTGGACACGCAGGTAAAAGCTGCCGTAACGGTAGTTTGTGTCACAGAGGATGTTCAGAAGCGGCAAGAGTTTGTTGGCAAGGTAACAGCGGAAGCAACGGATGTATGTGTGCAGAAGGCGGATGGAGTGGTGCAAGTTGGTGTACAACTGGTACAGCTCGTTGGTGTTGTTTTGCGGCAAACAACTGGTGTTCAACACAGTATAACGGATACTGCGGCATTATCTGTAACAGATGTTCAAACAGCTGGAACGGTGTAGCATATGGCGGCGATGTAAATAGAAACAACGTATATAGTTGTGTTACTTTCTGGCACTGCTATCCAAACTGTAACTGTTCAACACAGCATCACACAGCACTTCCACCAGGAATGTTCTCAGAATGCGGCGGTGTTGCAACATATAGCACAGACTCAGACAATGGACACGCAGACTGGTCCGGACAAACACTCAACGGTTACCTCTTTGCGCTAAATAGTTTGTCAAGAATGCCAGGCCAGGGTACAGGATGGACAGAATGTTGGGATGGCTCACGTCAATGTGGTTGTTATCAAACACAGGGTTGTTCAATGTATGTACCACACGGCAGTGGCGGACCTGCGGCAACACCTTGTTCGGAAGTACGTGACAACGGTTGGGCCGGCGGTGACGCACTTGTTAGAATTAAATATATCGAAAGTTAACGGAGATAGAGAATGAGAAAAACTTTTACTGTAACATATCCAGATCAACCGTATCACACTACAACTGATCTGAATAACACATTCGAGTGTACCTATAATGGTCCTCGATTTATCTTAGTCCAAGTAGACAAAGATGATCATCAGTGTCGCGAAGCGTCACGTAGCGAAAAGGCAGACGATCCATGTTTAGATCCTGCAAACTTTGAGCAAGATGATTATGAATATGTTCTACTAGATGCGGCTGAAAGCGACGAAATGGCAAAATATGCGGCATACATGACAGATGATTATACACATCCAGATGTTGCTGATTATGAAGAAGA